CTTAAGCAACTACGCTGCAAAGATGATACACAGTATGAGACACGCCTTGTTGCAGATCAGATCAGCAAAGAAATGAAACAGCTATTCCCAGTATCTTGGGTAGCATTAGTAGGAGAATAATGTGAACCATGACCTAGAAGACGAGATGTGTCCTAACTGTGTGACACCTTGGAAATGTAATGGCCCTCATATCTTGGAAGGAGATAATGAAATGAATGAGCATGTATCGCAATGGCGTGGACTTGACGAAGAACAGAAAGCCAGCATTGCTGTAGAACTACTGACGGGACTCTTAAAAGAAATTGAAGATCATCTTAAGGTTGTGTCTGAATACCCCGATTTTTCAAACAGGAAAGATCACAAGGCAATGAAGCGTACTCGAAAGGCCCTTATTTACAACTATAATCTTCCCAATCCTCTCAAGTATGAAGGGGAAGTCTAATGGAAGAAGAAACAGTAAATAAAATAGGTCGTATTCAGTTTGTAGAAGAAACTGTTGCAGAGGATGGTAGTTCTCTTATGACCTTTGAGATTGATGCTGCTGCCACTAAGTTAATTTCATCTGTTGGTCTACGTTTTATTGTAACTTGCGCAGCATATGACCTAGACCTAGAAGATGGTTTTAAGGCTATCTCTGATCGGGGAGAGTATCTGCAACAAGAGCCTGATGGTGACAAGGAGTTTTTGGATTTTGGAGAATAATGATAGCCAACCAACAGACACAGAAATCTTGCATCTGTGTAGAAGCCTAGCGGGAAGGTATAGGAACCAAAACCACTATGACGATCTAGTGAGTGAAGGTCTCATGGCTTGCTACGAGGCTAGGGCGCAGGGTACAGTAGATAAGAGTGTCTACATCAGTTCTGCACGAAGGGCTATGAGTGACTATATCAACATCAAGATCAAGGCAGTGAAGACCCCTAGCACATGGGCCTCTAGGAGAGCCTCTAAGGCCGTTTCTAGCGCGTCTGACGTAGTGGGGCTAACTGGGGTAGCCGAAGGCACGTTTAACTCTCTGATGGCCGCTATGTCGAATGTCACAGAGGATGTGTCAGAGGATACAGCATTTACCCCAGATCACTCCTTGGCCTATGAAGATCAAGAGTATAACCTGCACATACAGACTGTTGCAAAAAAGACACTAAACGCCACAGAATGGCAAATCATTAAGATGCGTTATTTTGATGATCTAACACAAGATGCTGTGGCAGAACTGACCAAGACTAACCAGAAGTGGGTATCACGACAAGAGACATCAGCACTTAACAAGCTACGAGTTGCAGTGTTGTAACAATTCGTGATCGAAAACAGTGTCTAAGAAGTCAGAAAATGAAGGTATAAGTAAGAGGTAGTACTTAAGTTTTGGTCTTACGTTTTCATAATCATAACTAGTTAAGATAACTTAAGATTAAAACTTAAGTATAGACAATAGAGGAAACATCTTGGTAAATGTAACACATCAGCACTGTCCTTTCTGTGAATCTACAGATGCTTTTACTTATGATAAAGAAAAGAACGCCTATCGGTGTTTCAGTTGCGATAAGCAAGGGAGATATGACAAATTGGATAAAGGCTTAATTGAAGATACTTTTGTTGCAACAAAAACTAATTACACACCAAAGAATTTAGTTGATGGTAAATATGTTGCTATGCGTGGCATTTCTACAAAGACTATGGAAGAATTTGGTGTACTGACTTATGGGGATCAACAAGAATATGTTTACCCATCTGGTGGTAAAAAGGTAAGGCTTCTGACAGATAAGAAGTTCTTTGCTAAAGATGGTTTCAAAGGTGATGAACTTTTTGGGATGAACCTGTTTACTGCTGGTTGCTCAAAGAAGGTTACGATCACAGAGGGGGAGCTAGACGCACTGTCAGTGTCGCAGATGCTCAAGAGTACCTACCTTAACCCAGTGGTGTCTCTGCCCTCTGCAAACCCCTCTAAGAAGCTCTGGGATAACTGTCACGATTGGCTGAACAGCTTTGAACATATTGTCCTGTCAGTGGATAATGATGAAGCTGGAAATAGCATTGCTGACAAGATCGCTAAGATGTTCCCGAACAAAGTCTATCGGGTGGATCACAGTAAGTTTAAGGATGCTAATGAGTTCCTACAGAACAATGCTGCTACAGAGTTTAAGAGTGCATGGTGGAACGCTAAGAAGTACACGCCAGAGAATGTACTAAACACTACTGACCAATTCTTGTCTCTCTATCGTGATACACCAGAGCATCAGTATGTACCAACTGGTATTCAAGCACTAGACGATAAGATCATGGGTTTGATGCAAGGACACTTCACTGTTATCAAAGCCCCCACGGGTATCGGTAAAACTGAGGTTATGCGTTATCTAGAGTACAATATGTTGCAACGTGGCATCCCTATTGCAGCTTGGCACTTGGAAGAAACTAAACTGCGTACTTTGCTTGGCCTTGTTTCTTATGAATTGCAGGACAATTTGACCCGCAGGGATTTGATTGAGGAAAAGCAGGCAGAAGACCTTGTTATCGAAGCCATCAAGAAACTAACAAAAGATGAATTGTTCTATCAGTTTTATCTAGGTGATGGCCAAGGTGCTGACGATCTAATCGACCAGATCAGGTTCTTTAGTCAAGCGGCTGGTTGTAAGTTTGTGTTCTTCGAGCCTATCCAAGATGTTGTTGCTGGCACATCAGAGGAAAGTAAGGAACAGATGCTTGCTGATCTATCTGTACGTCTGTCTAAGCTGGCTGCTGAATTGAATGTAGGTATTGTTACTATTGCTCATACCAATGATAATGGTGATCCTAAGTATTGTAAAATGATTGGTCAACGTGCATCAGTGATTATCGACTTGCAGCGTGATAAAGAAGCAGATAGTCTTGAGGAACGTAACACAACCTACATTCGGGTAGAGAAGAACCGCCCATGTTCTGAGGAAGGTAGTGCAGGTATGTTGCGGTTTAACACAGAGACATTCACTTTGAGGGAAGTATGAAAGTTTACGTTTGGGACACAGAGACCAATGGACTTCTAGATGTTCTGGACAAAATCCATGTCATTTCTTGGCAAGAAGTTGGCACTAACGAAGTCCATCATACACATGATTATGACAAGATGCGGGAGTTTATCAAAAATGCAGATGTATTGATCGCTCACAATCAGATTAGGTTCGACATCGTAGCAGTGGAAAAAGTCCTAGGCATTAAGGTAAAGGCCCGTCTGATCGACACTTTGGCTTTGTCTTGGTATCTTAACCATGATCGTGTTAAGCATGGTCTAGAATGGTATGGCGTAGAGTATGGTATCCCTAAGCCTGTAATCAAAGATTGGGACAGTCTTACACCAGAAGACTATGCCAACCGATGTGATGAAGATGTCAAGATTAACTCTCGTCTGTGGCGTGATCTTAATGCTAAACTAAATCGTTTGTATCCAGAGGAGAAAGACAAAGATCGGCTGATCGACTACCTTACCTTCAAGATGGACTGTGCAAAAGAGCAAGAGTCCCTGCGATGGAAATTAGACGTAGAAAAGACACAAGAAGCCTACGATCAGATTATGTTGCTGAAAGAGGAAAAGGTAGTGCAACTGGCCGAGGCTATGCCAAAGCGTGTTATTACCCGTGTAGCAACAAAGCCAAAGGTTATGTATAAGAAAGATGGGGAACTGTCTTCTCATGGTGAAAAGTGGGTAGAGTTGTGCAAGGAATACAAGCAACCTATTACTACCCAATCTTTTGCTATCAAGGTTGGAGAGGAACAGGGTAATCCTAACTCGTCAGATCAGGTTAAGGATTGGCTATACAGTCTAGGGTGGCAACCTCGTACATTCAAGTTTGTTCGTGACAAGACTACAGGTGAAGAACGTCAGATCGAACAGGTGAGAGACGATGGTGAGCTTTGTGAGAGTGTTAAAGAGTTGAACGAACTAGACCCTGCTGTAGACCTTCTGGATGGCCTTACAGTGCTTACTCACAGGGCTGGTATCCTTAAGTCTTTCCTCGACTGTGTATCACCAGATGGCTATCTAAAGGCGGAGATTGCAGGGTTTACCAACACTATGCGCTTCAAACATTCGAAGCCTTTGGTAAATCTACCCAGTGTGGACAAGCCTTATGGTGACGTTATTCGTGGTGTTCTTACCTGCCCCGATGGATATGTTCTAGCTGGTGCGGATATGACTAGCCTAGAGGACACAACAAAACGTCACTACATGAAACCTTTAGACCCTGACTACATAGAAGAAATGTCACGAGAGGGTTTCGATCCTCACCTTGACTTGTGCAAGTTTGCTGGTGAGATTACTCAAGGTGATATTGATGCTTACAATCGGGGAGAAAAGCCAGAACTTAAGAAGGTTCGCAAAGCGTATAAGGTCGTAAACTACAGCGCATTATATGGCGTAGGAGCCTCTAAGCTGGCCCGTGGCACAGGTCTAAGCGTTAAGCAGGCTAAGGCACTACTAGAGGCTTTCTGGGCGCGTAACTGGGCTATTAAACAGGTCTCTGATAACGTACGTACTAGGGAACTGTTTGGCTCTATGTGGCTGTACAATCCTGTATCTAACTTCTGGTACAGCTTGCGCAGTGACAAAGATCGCTTCTCTACTTTGAACCAAGGTACTGGGGTATTTTGCTTTGATACTTGGGTTGCGCTATGTCGTAAGAATGGGGTCAAGACTATCGGCCAATTCCATGACGAGATTGTTGCTTTGGTAGAAGAAGGTAAGCAAGACGAGGTTAAATCTATCCTACATGGTGCGGCTGCTAAGTTGAACGAGAAGGTAAAACTGAACGTACCTCTTGGCTGTGATGCACAATTTGGCAAGACTTACGCAAGTATCCACTAATAGTGAGTCTTTTGTGCAACACATATAAATATAGTACACTTTCCATCAGAAATATCTCTTGGTGAGTGTCTAGAATCGCTGAAAATGAAGTTATATTACTATACAAACCTTACAAAAAGGAAGACCCGACAATGAGCAAACATACAATGGAAATGATCCTTGAGTATGCAAAGATTTTCCCACAGAACGCAGATATGGGTAGCCCTACTGGTTCTAAAGCAGCTAAAGCTGTACACGATAAAGGTGGCCAGTATATTGTAAACGCCTACTTCACCTCTGAGGAACAAATCCAAGAGCTTGTGGAAGCTGGCCTTAACCTTAACCCAATGAACTCGCCCCGTATTATTGAGGGTAATTCAGAGTTTGGGATCGGTAAGTTTATGAAGTTGAAGCGCGATGTAAAAGACAACATCAAAACCTTTGAGAACAAGGGTAAAGAAACAGTCGTCAACTATGGTGGCCCTGTTGGCGTTGTCAACCTGACTAAAGGCACAGATAATAAGTCTTGGTGGTCTTTGGAAGAAGATGGCCTTATCGGAAATGGCACTCGTGCTATGGTTCAGTTTGAAATGTATGCGGATGGTTCTGGTTTGCGTTTGAAGAACGTGGGGATCACAGAGCATGTACCTTACGAAAGTGGGAACAGCTACAATGCAGAAGCTGATGAAATGTTTAAGGTAGCGTAATGCTAGATTGGGGTTCTAACATGAAAAAAGACGAACAAGACCTTGCAACAGTGATTGTCCTAATTATTCTGGCTATTGTTAGCCCAATTCTTACGTTGCTTGCACTAAATACTCTGTTTCCAGTTCTGGCAATCCCATACACATTTGGGACTTGGTTGGCTACTTCCTTCCTTATTTTGGTAATTCGAGCAAAGGTTAAAAAACAATGAAACTTTCTATTCTAGCAGAGTTTGAAGAAGAACTCGATGGTCATACTGGTAAACTGCTTTTTACCCGTGATGAAGTAGAGACCCTACAAGACCTTGCCTATTTTTATCAGATGGCAGCAACTGCGGTTGGTTTTACCTATGTAGATAACGTGGGTATTTCTAAAGGGAATGGCGAAGAAGTTTGGAGTAGTTTCTAATGGAAAAGAGTAGCAAGGGTCACGTTCTAGTAGATGGCGATATTGTGGCTTATAGAGCAGCCTTTGCTACTCAAGACCAACCATCAGAAGATGCTATTGCTAAAGTTGATGATCTTATGGAGTTTATCCTTGAGGCTACCATTGACATACCTTTTGTATCTTCTGATGATTATACCACTTACTTAACAGGTAAAGGTAATTTTCGTTTTGAAATAGCCAAGACCTTTGAGTACAAGGGTAATCGCAAGAGTGTAGAAAAACCAGTTCATCTGTCTTATTGCCGAGACTACATGATTGATCGTTATGATGCTATTGTTAGTCAAGGGGAAGAAGCCGACGATCTTATCTCAAAAGCAGCAGCAAGCCTTGACTATAACTGTGTTGTTGCCTCTATTGATAAAGATATGCTTCAACTACCTTGCTGGCATTTTAACTTCGGTCGTAATGAGTGGACTAAGGTAGATAAGGAAAGCGGAACGAAGTTCTTCTACACTCAAATCCTTACTGGGGATCGTGCTGATAACATCATTGGTTTGTATGGGATCGGGCCTAAGAAAGCTGAAAAGATACTACAGGATTGTCATACAGAAGAAGACCTATGGGATGCTGTAGTTAAAGCCTACGAAGGTGATGCAGAACATGCCTTAGAGAACGCCAGACTGTTGTGGCTGCGTAGATATGAAGGAGAGATTTGGTGTCCACCAGTAATGGGATAAAGCATGGCTACCGATCTGGTCTAGAAGAAAAAGTATCTAAGCAACTAGATGAATTGTCTGTAGAGTATGAGTATGAAAAACTAAAGATTGTCTACGAAGTACACGAAAAAAGAACATACACGCCAGACTTCAAGATACTAAGTAATGGTATTATTGTCGAGACTAAGGGAAGGTTCTTAGGTGCAGATCGAAAGAAGCATCTCTTAGTTAAGAAGCAACATCCAGAGCTTGATATTCGTTTTGTATTTTCTAATTCTAAGGCAAAATTGAGTAAAGGCTCACCTACCTCGTATGCTGATTGGTGCAACAAAAATGGGTTTAAGTGGGCTGATAAACTTATCCCAGAGGAGTGGCTAAATGAATAATAGTCCCTACGGAAAAATACTTGGTCGCATTAACGAAAGAGTAGCCCTAAAGGGTAATCCTTATACCCCGCAGGAGATAGACGAACATGAGTGTGCAGAACGTATTTGGGCGACTATTGCTCAATGTAAGCAAGAGTTTGATGAGGCTGTCGATCTATCTTGGAAAAATGGGTATGAATACGGAAAGGACGAGTACAAAGGATACTGAACCAAATAGCCGTATCTTAATCTGGGATGTAATTGATGGCCCATTTAATCGGGAAGAATTTGATGAGTATGACTTGCTTAACGAGGGACTTCCAGACCATCTAAACTTCATGCTTGTTGTGTTGATCGAAGATGAAGGCGAACTTGAGAAAGTGGACTTTTGGTATGAGACAGAAGAAGAAGCACTTGAAGTAGTCAAATACTTTAAGGAAAAGATTGAACCCTTGGGAGTAATGTAATTGACAAAGAAAACAGTTGTAGTCCTAAGTTGTGGACACTCTGATCCATCAGTGCCTAATGATCGTTATTCTTGGCTAGGGGATTTCCTGTATGATCTAAAGCCTGATTATGTAGTTGACTTGGGTGATGGTGCTGATATGAGGTCTTTGAATACCTACGATAGCAACTATCCAAAAGCAATTATCAATCAGTCATACGAGAAAGACATTGAGCATTACAACGATGCTATGGATCGTATGCGTCATAAGTTCCGTTTTAATAAAAAGAAACAACCTTTCTATATTGGTTTTGAAGGCAACCACGAACATAGAATTAAGAAGGCTATAGCACATGACCCAAGACTTGAGGGATCAAAATACGGGATTTCCTTCGGGCATCTTCAAACAGACTTCTGGTTTGACGAATACCACGAATACAAAAACTCCGCGCCAGCACTCGTGTCGTATGATGGTATTACTTACGGCCATTACGTTGCTAGTGGTAACGACAACAGGGCTATGGCTACTAAAAATCATGGTGGCGCTCTGGTAGAGAAATTGGCTTGCAGCGTCACTGTAGGGCATACCCACAAGTTTGACTACCACTATAAAGGTGATGCTCGTCCTAACCCAATTCATGGCCTTGTTGTTGGTTGTTTTAAGGGTGCAGAAGAAAGTTGGGCTGGTCAAGCAAATCAGGAGTGGCGTAAAGGTTTTGTTATCAAGCGTGAAGTAGAGAATGGTGACTACGATCTTGAGTGGGTGTCTATGGAAGCCTTGAGGAAAGAGTATGGGAGTTAAAGTTGGGTAAACGCAGTGACTTTGAGAGGCTACCTCGTAGCTATTACCCAACCCCAATAGAAGCTGTAGTTCCACTTATTGACCATCTTCCGTACACTTTTGATTATGTAGAACCTTGTGCGGGCGATGGTCGATTGGTTAAGCACATCTGGGATTTGACAGGTGGTCATGGTGAGTGCCTGTATCTATCTGACATCGAACCACAAGCATCAGGTATTTACAAAGCAGACGCTTTAACACTTGATTTTGGTGGCTATGGTGTTGTAGATATGTGTATCACTAACCCACCTTGGGAGAGAGACTTCTTGCACCCATTTCTAGACCACTGGATTGACATTTGCCCTACTTGGCTATTGTTCGATGCAGATTGGGCGCATACCAAGCAGTCTGCTGTCTACATGACTTACTGTGCTAAAGTGGTTTCTATAGGTAGGGTTAAGTGGATCGAAGGTAGCAAGAGCGTTGGAAAAGATAACTGTTGTTGGTATCTATTCGACAGGAATAAAAGACACCAGACAGAGTTTTATGGAAGGACTATTTGATGATTACGCAACAAGACCTAGATGATATGGGGTATAACTATTACTCCGAAGATAAAGTTTCCCCTAGTACGATGGATATGGTTAAAGAGTTTAGTCGTGTCCTAGGTCAAAAGCCTAGTGCTAACCTTTATGTCAGACTAATTGAGGAAGAATTTGATGAATGGCTTGATACAGATGTCTGTGGAGAAGAAGACCTAAAAGAACTGGCTGATCTGGTCTATGTGATTTATGGTTATGCTAATGCCTGCGGTTTTGATCTTGATGAAGCTATTCGCCGTGTTCATGCTAATAACCTTGGTCGTTGCGTACAACCTGATGGCTCTATTCTTCGTCGTGAAGATGGAAAGATCATCAAGAATAAAGACTACCCTAAAGTAAAACTGGACGATCTTGTTGGGAGTAATAACGTATGACAAAACCAAAGTCACGCAGGGTGTATAGGGTTACTTCGGAAGAATATGACAACGATGGTGTTTATCTTAGTTGGGTGAATGGCTATGCCCTCTCTAAAAAAGATGCAGATGCGATTTACTACAAACAGTCTGCCTGTAGTGATGTAACTGTAGAGGTCGTCCGCACGATCTATTGGAAAGGTTTCTTTAAGTACCTTAAAAAAGAGCATTGTAAAAACTCTCTTGCCTTTGACTATTCAGATTTACTCAAGGAGTACACAAAAAATCATAAAGAGGGTTTTGTATGAAACAACTACTTAACCAGAACTGGGTTATCCGTTGGTTACGTTACGTAAATACTTGGCGGGAACATCGTCGGATCATTAAAGAACTAAATGCTCTAGACGACAAGACATTGCGGGATATTGGCATCAATCGTTGTGACATCGACAGATTGATCTGGCTAGAATATGATAAAGAAAAACGAGGAAATACGAATAATGAAAAGTAACTACCTGCCAACAGACTATCAGTCCTTTATTGCAACATCACGTTATGCCCGCTGGCTTGATGAAGAAGGTCGTCGTGAGAACTGGGGCGAGACTGTCGGGCGTTATATCACTAATGTAGTTGTCCCAAAGACCCGCGACGAAATTGTGGTTGAAGATATCGAACAGGCTATCCTTAATCTAGAGGTAATGCCTTCTATGCGGGCTGTGATGGCTGCTGGTGAGGCTCTTAATCGTGACAACACAGCAGGCTATAACTGCTCTTACCTTCCTGTAGACGATCCACGATCCTTTGACGAGGCTATGTTTATTCTGTTGTGCGGAACTGGTGTAGGTTTCTCTGTAGAACGCCAATTCATCAGCAAGCTACCAGAAATCCCAGAGCAACTAAACACTGTCTCTGGTGTACGTATCATGGTGGAAGACAGTAAAGAGGGTTGGGCAGATGCTCTGCGTAAGGTAATCTCTTACCTCTACGAAGGTTATATCCCCACTTGGGATGTATCAAAAGTCCGCCCTGCTGGTGCTAAGTTGAAGACCTTTGGTGGTCGTGCTTCTGGGCCAGCACCTCTGATCGACTTGTTTAACTTTGTTGTTAAGACTTTTGTTGAAGCTAAAGGTCGTAAGCTGTCCAGCATTGAGTGCCACGACATTATGTGCAAGATCGGTGAAGTTGTTGTAGTTGGCGGTGTTCGTCGTTCTGCTATGATTTCTTTGTCTAACTTGTCGGATGATCGTATGCGTCATGCTAAGTCTGGGGCATGGTGGGAAAATAACCCGCAACGAGCATTGGCTAATAACTCTGTAAGCTACACTGAAAAGCCAGATGCTGTGTCTTTCCTTCGTGAGTGGGCAGCTTTGGTGGAGAGTGGTTCGGGTGAGCGTGGTATCTTCAATCGTCAGGCATCTAAGAAGCAAGCAGCAAAGAATGGTCGTCGTAAGACTGATTATGAGTTTGGCACTAACCCTTGTTCAGAAATCATCTTGCGCCCATATCAATTCTGTAATCTTACCGAAGTCGTCATTCGTGCAACAGATACCCTAAAAGACCTAGAGAGGAAAGTTAGACTCGCTACCATCTTGGGGACTATCCAATCTACTTATACTAAGTTTCCTTACTTGCGGGATATTTGGACTAAGAACACAGAAGAAGAACGTCTGCTAGGTGTGTCTCTGACGGGGATCATGGATAACCCCCTAATGACTACAAAGAACGCTGGCTTGTCTCAAACCTTGGAGCATCTAAAGAATGTGGCTATTACTACAAATGCTGAGTGGGCTAAACGCCTTGGCATCCCTGTCTCTGCTGCTATTACTTGCGTCAAACCATCTGGTACAGTATCACAACTTGTCGACTCTGCTTCTGGTATTCATGCTCGGCACTCAGCCTATTATATTCGCACTGTCCGTGGGGACAACAAAGACCCTCTGACACAGTTTATGAAGGATCAAGGTATCCCGTCTGAACCTGATGTGATGAAGCCTGCGCAGACAACTGTGTTTAGCTTCCCAATGAAGGCCCCAGAGGGTGCAGTGGTTACGGCTGATCTTAGTGCTATCGACCAGTTGGAGATGTGGTTGGCTTATCAGCGTAGCTGGTGTGAGCATAAACCTTCTGTCACGATCAATGTCAGAAAAGACGAATGGTTCGATGTAGGTGCTTTTGTCTATAAACACCTTGATGAAATGTCTGGCGTGTCTTTCTTGCCATACAATGAACACACTTATCAGCAGGCCCCTTATCAAGAGATTGACAAGGAAACTTATGATAAAGCTATGGCTCTAATGCCGAAAGACATTGATTGGGCTAAACTTTCAGAGTATGAAGTAGAAGACAACACATCTGGATCACAGACCTTTGCTTGTGTAGGCTCTTGTGAGATTGTTGATGTGACGTAATCATATTACAATGCCTAGGACAGAATCAGCTTTTGTCCTAGGTTTTATACCGCCCTTAGCTCAGTGGATAGAGCAGGGAACTTCTAATTCTCAGGTCGGGTGTTCAAATCACTCAGGGCGGGCCAACCAACACAAGGGATGAGATATGTATACAATTATTGGGCGTTGGGATTGCATTTGGTGTGATAAAGCAGCAAAACTATTAGAGATTAAAAATGAAGTCTATAAATACTATTTGTACCATGACCACCCACTAACTAAATTGTTGATGAAAGTAGCTAAGTTGAATACCCTACCGCAGATTTGGGATGGAGACCATTATATTGGTGGGTACGCAGAGCTAGAGGTATATCTTAAAGATAAAGAAAGTAAGCTATGATCCCTGATAATGAAGCTCAAGGCTCTCGTAAATCTACTCGTCGTACAACTAAATACAAGAACTCTGATGTAAAACTTACCTCTGGGCTTGTTGCTAAAACAGCTAAACAGCAAGACTTAATCAATGCCTTGAAGTCTAGTACTCAAGTCTTTATCCTTGGCCCTGCTGGTTGCAAGAGTGGGGACACCATTGTCCATTACCGCAGAGGCAAACGTAATAGTAGCAGAAGTTTAACTCTGAGGGAGTTTGTAGGGAAGTTTAACGGAGAGAAAGGGTACTCTGGTAGAGATTGGCAAGTAGATTTACCCACCTATGTTCAGTCGATAAATCAAGATACAGGAGAGGTTTTTTACAATCTTGTAGAGGGAGCTTGGTACACTGGTAAAAAAGAGTCTGTTCGGATATGCACTGATAATTCAGGCCATGTGGATATTACTACAGACGACAGCGTGTTGCTGGAAGATGGTACATTTAAGAAGGCAAAAGATGTTATGGTAGGCGACCGCCTGTTGTGTAAAGGCAGCATGAATTGCCCTAGTAGGGGGTCAAAACTTAAAGCTGAGCGCAACAAAAACAGAGTGGTGGTAGAAGGGCTTAAACACTACTCAGGTGGGTGGAACAAGTTTGTCGTAGAGGGAGATAAAACTTACTTATACAAAAGGAACCATAAGGCCCGTTTGGTAATCGAGGCCGACACAATGGGGCTAGACTTCGATCAGTATATCTATGACCTAAAGCACAACCATGTCCACCCTCATAAGTTTGTTTTGTCGAGTGATTTGGAGGTTCATCACATTAACGGGGACTGCTCTGATGACCGACTAGAGAATCTTAAGGTTATGACAAAGGCAGAACACGCTTCCCTGCACTCTGGGGACAACGTGAAAAACTTTAACAGAGACTTTATTAAAATCTCCACTGTTATATCTACCGAACCCCTAGGTGAAATTGAAGTTTACGATCTTACCATGCAAGCCCCTTGGCACAATTTTGTTGTAAACGATGGCATTATTGCGCATAACACGGGAAAGACTTACGTTACAGCAACCTATGCCGCAGACCTATATACGCTAAAGAAGATTGATAAGATCGTTATTACACGTCCTATGGTCTCTGTCGGCAAAGAGTTGGGTTTTCTAAAGGGTGATCTACAAGAGAAGACTATGCCTTGGGCTTTACCTGTACTTGATGTCCTAGAGAAGCATCTTGGTAAGGGAGCAGTGGAAACTGCAATCAAGAATGGTAACATTGAAATGGCCCCTCTGGCTCTTATGCGAGGTAGGTCTTTTGAGAACGCTTTTATTATTGTGGACGAGACACAGAACATCACTACTCACGAACTCAAAATGTTGTTGACAAGGGTTGGTGAAGGCTCTACTATCGTTCTTAATGGTGATGTGCAACAAAGCGATCTTAAAGAGGCCGATGGTCTTACAAAGGTTATTCACCTAGCTAAGAAACACATGCTTCCTGTCTCTATTGTAGAGTTTGAAGTAGGTGATATTATCAGATCAGACATCACTGCTATGTGGGTCAAAGTATTTATGGGAGAGAAACTATGAGTAAGGTAGAAGTAGGAAGCCTGTGGGTTGCTAAAGAAGACTATCCTTTATGTGCAAGTGTGCGCGAGGGAGATGTAGTCACTGTGAAAGAGGTGCTCGATGGCGCGAGAAAAATTATTTATGCCCTCTTAACAGAAGGAGACATTTGGTGGAGTTCTAACTTCGATTCATGGGATAACCATTTTAAGCCTTATGATGGGGAACCCGCTATGAACCTTGGGTATTTTAATTATCCAGATATTGACGATACTGTTGATAATGTGAATAGTCCATCACACTATGGTCAAGGTAAGATTGAGGCTATCGACTATATCAAAGATTCCCTTACTAAAGAAGAATACATTGGGTACTTGCGAGGTAACATAGCTAAATACTTGCATCGCTGGCGCTACAAGAATGGTCTAGAAGACTTGAAGAAAGCCCAAGTTTATCTAGGTTGGTTGATCCAAGAAGTAGAATAGCAAAAAGCCGCAAGCGTCCGTTATGGATACTTGCGGCTTTTTCATTTGTATTGCAGTGTTATTTCTTACGGGAGAATAGACTTCTGATAGACCTACCGATTTCATTGGGACTAGGCAACAACCAACCAAGTACTAGCAGAAGGATCACCCAAGGGTTTGTCTCATTGACAGTTACATTCTCTACTGATTCCGTCTTAACCCTGTTATTGTCTGTAGACTGAAATACCCTACCAGCCGTATCAAACTCTAACT